TTGGGAAAGAAGGGCTGGAGCCGCGCCATCTGCGCGTCCGTCAGCCAGAAAAGGTTGCTCATCGGTCAGTCTCCTCGCGGAGCCTGAATCACGCCGCGAGCGGATGATCAATGGGTCCTGACCCTAGGGTGGTTTGGCCTTCAACAGACGGTGGCCCAAAAGGAACGCCTTGAGGGCCGCCGAGAGTCCGTTTCTTCGGAGATAGGTGATCTAAAGGATGAGATTTCAAGCATCTACGAAATCCGGATCAGGCCCGCGAAGGAGGGCATCAAGGCGGCTTTTGATGACGAGAAGCGCCTGAAGAGTTTTAGGCAAGATGGGCTGAACGAGCGCCATTTTCTTAATAGGGCGCGAGAGTTGGAATTGGAAGTATCCAAGATCGATACAGAGATCAGCCGGCTAAAGGCGGCCATCAGTGAAGCAACCGAGGCCTACAAGAGGCGCCGAACAGCCTGACTAGAAATCAGGCAACTCAAAACCCATCAGGGCGGCCAACGGGCCGCCCTTTTCTGTTTGCACAGGAGCATAACATGAAAAACTTCGTCCAGCCCGGCAACACCATCACCCTGACCGCGCCATATGCCGTCGCTTTCGGCGATGGCCTGCTCGTCGGTTCCATCTTCGGCGTGGCGGCAGGCACCGTCGCCCTCGGCGAGAGCGTCGAGGTCGCGCTCACCGGCGTCTTCGACATCACCAAGATCGGCTCGCAGGCCTGGACCGCGGGTGCTAGGATCTACTGAGACGACACCAACAAGCGCACGACCAACGTGGCGACCTCGAACACGCTGATCGGCGTCGCCACCGAGGCAGTCGCCGACGGGGCCGGTGACACCATCGGTCGGGTGCGGTTGAACGGCGCGTTCTGATGAGCGCCTTCGCCGCCGCCGTTGGTGCGCTCTTCACCGATCCGAACATTGGCCGGGACGCGGTCTACACACCCGAGGGCGGCACGCCTCTTCTGGTGCGCGTCGTCGCCCGGCGTGCGGACGCGGTCACGGAATTCGGCGACGCGCGGCTCTGGTCCGAGACCACCCGCGTCGACCTTCGCGTCGCCGAGGTGGCGAACCCGCGCCCCGGCGACAGGATCGAGATCGAAGGCGAGGCCTTCCTTATCCAAGGTGAGCCCGTCCGCGACCGCGAGCGGCTGGTATGGACCATGGACTTGCGCCCAGCATGAAACTGAAGCTCGACATCGATCCCAACATTGTCGCGATGATGCAGGCCGAGGTGGCTGGAGGCGAACGCGCCGTGACCGCCGCGATGCCGGGACCGGGCTGAAGGCCGCGTGGCGCTTGCAGGTCACCGGCGCAGGGCTCGGAACACGCCTCGCCAACACGATCCGCAGCCAGACGTTTCCGAAGTCTGGCGATAGCTTGGATGCCGCCGCGCACGACACTGGCCCGCTGATCCGCTCGAAGAACGGGTTCTGGCTCGCCATCCCGCTGCCCGCCGTAGGCAAATCCCTGCGCGGCGGCCGCATCACCCCTGGCGAGTGGGAGCGGCGACGCGGGCTGCGGCTACGGTTCGTCTACCGCCGCACGGGCCCGAGCTTGCTGGTGGCTGAAGGACGGTTGAACACGAAAGGTCAGGCCGTGGTGTCGCGCTCGAAGACCGGGCGCGGCACGGTCACCGCGCCGATTTTCCTGCTGGTGCTGCAGGTAAAGCTGCCGAAGCGGCTGGATTTGGCGCGCGATGCAACGCAGGCGCATGACGCGTTGCCCGGGCTGATCGTAGCGAACTGGCGGTGATGAGCATGCGACAATGCGGTGGCACCCCGAAAAAAACGCCGCCACTTTCTTTGAAGGTGGATTCCGCGACGATTACGCCCGAGGCGAGCGCCTGAAAGCCTCAATCAGTGCACGTAACAGTTTCTCATGACTATAATCGCTAATGATTTTATCAATTTGGCGTGCACTTCTTAGATCCTCAATGATAGCCTTGTTTGCCTCATCGATGCCCTTACGGCGCAGCCAATGTCCGATGAAGCCGACCACAGCTGCGGCCATGCCGACCGTTCCAGCGTATTCCATCACAACCTTGTTGAATTCGCCCAATCCGGGGTTCGCCACTACGTCGGCCATGCTTCTTCTGACCATGAAGTTCAGCGCACCGACAAAGAATGCCATAAAGAAGCTCACAAGGGTTAGCGCGGCCCCAAGAGTTTCCCCATAGGCGGAAAGAAAGCCTCGCCACCATTCGTCGCACGCGTTGAAAATTGCTCGTTTCATAAAATCCCTCTGTTGTTGGACAATGGTCTGGCCACGCTGCTCCAGCTCCTAATAGATCAACCTGCAGAAAAGTCGACGATATTTCCATTGCTGTGATAGTAGAATGGACATCAACGATGCCCACCTCCCGCGAAACCATCCTCGCCGCGCTGCACGCGCGGCTTTCGGCGTTGCCCGCCGCCGCGCTCCGAGGCGACGTTCTGCCCGAGCGCGTCCCGGCCGAAGGCTTGCTGATCCTGCGCGACGGCGAGCCGGGTGAACCCGAGGTGACGTTGTCGCCGCTGGCCTACCACTACCAGCACCGGGCAGAGATTGAGGCAGTTGTGCAGGGCGCAGACCGCGACACTGCCTTCGATACGCTTTGCGCCAGTATCGGCGGCGCTCTCCGCCGACCGCACGCTGGGCGGGCTCTGCGACTGGGGCGAAGCGGAAGCGCCGCGCCCGGTCGATCTGCCCGTCAAGGGTGCGGCCAGCCTGAAGGCGGCCGCGATCCCGGTGGTTCTGTACTACACGACGGCCGATCCGCTGGCCTGACCCCACCTACAACAGGAGAACACCATGGCACGAGCCCAAGGGGCGCGGGCGCAGATGGCGCTTGCGTTCGAGGCAACCTATGGCACGCCGCCCGCAGGCGGCTTTACCAAGATGCCGTTTGCCAGCACCACGCTCGGCGCGGAGCAGCCGCTGCTGAACTCCGAGCTTCTCGGCTACGGCCGCGACCCGCTGGCGCCGATCAAGGACGCGGTGACGGCCGATGGCGATGTTATTCCGGCTGCGTGCTCGACCAGATCACCTGGCAAATGCAGCGCTCGGGCCTGCTAACCGCCACCGCCCGGCTGGTGGCGCAGGGCGAGACGGTCGGCACGAACACCAGCGTCGGCACGCCCGCTGCGCTGGAGCTTAAACGCTCCGGGCATTTCAACGGCTCGATAACGCGGAACGGGACGGCCCTCGGCAACGTCGTCTCGGCCGACATCACCTATGCCAACAACCTAGACCGGATCGAGACAATCCGCTCAGATGGCCGGATCGACGGCGCGGACCCGTCGATCGCCGCGCTCACCGGCTCTATCCAGGTGCGCTTCGCCGACAGCACACTGGTGACGCGGGCGATCAATGGCGATCCCTGCGAGCTCGAGTTCGCCCACGTCCTGCCTCGGGCGAGAGCTTTACCTTCACGGTGCACGCCGTCTACCTGCCGCACCCCCGGATCGAGATTTCCGGTCCGCAGGGCGTGCAGGCCACCTTCGACTGGCAGGCCGCGCGCGAAGGCGTGGTCGGTCGGATGTGCACCGCGACCCTGATCAACGACATTGAGGTTTACTGACGATGCTGACGCTCGACCTGACCAATGCCCCGCGCTGGCACGACCTCGCCCCCCGCGTGCGGGTGCATCTGCGACCGCTGACCACCGCGCTGATGGTCGCGACACGGAGCGATCCGGTTGTCGAGGCGGTGCCCGAGGACGCATCAGACGAGGAACGCGCCGTCGCCTTCGCCAAGGCTCTGGCGCGGCGGGCGGTGCTCGCCTGGGAGGGCATCGGCGATGCAGACGGCACCGCAATCGACCCGAGCCCCGAGGCCATCGACGCGCTGCTCGACGTCTGGCCGATCTTCGAGACCTTCCAGCTGACCTTTGTCTCCAATGGCCTGCTGCTGGAGCAGGAAAAAAACGCCTCCACGCCCTTGCCGAGTGGTCCTTCAGCGGGGGCAGCCGATACTGCGACGCCTGCGCGCAAGCGTGCGAAGACTGCCCTACTCGGCTGAACCGGCCGCTCACCCTCGAGGGCTGGCAGGTCTGGGACATGGTCGGTCGCCTCGGCGGCCAACTGCGTGTGCTTCCCGGCGCGGTGATCGGCTGGGACATGTCGGCGGCACTGACCCTCGGTGACGCCCTAGGCGTGCCGCCGCTCGCTATGGCCGAACTGCTGCCGTTCATCGAAGCGGTGATGGTGGTCAAGCTCAACCAACAGATGGCACGCCCCAATGGCTGAAGAACGCGTCAGTGTCCGCCTTGCGGCGGTCGGTGGTCGGCAAGTGCGCACCGAACTGGAAGGCGTCGGTGAAGCCGGTGCCCGAGGATTCGGACGGCTCAGCCGGGAGATGGAAGCTGCGAACACCCGGCTTGCGGCTTTCTCGCGACGGGTTCGTGTGGCCGCAGCCGCAGCCGCAGCCGCAGCCGCAGCCGCAGCCGTGGCAGCGGCCGCCGCCGCGGGCGTAGCGATGATCCGCTTCGGCCTCCAGACTGTGGATGCGCAGGCCAAGCTTGCGCAGTCCCTCGGCATCACCGTCGCCTCGATCCAGACGCTGGAATGTGCGGGCGAACTGGCGGGCGTTTCAATGTCGGGGATCGAGCAGACGACCAAGGATCTGACGCGCCGTCTCAGCCAAGCGGCCACCGGAACAGGTCCCGCTGCCGACGCGCTCGACCGGCTGGGCCTTTCCGCCTCTGACCTGATCGCTCTGCCGATGGATCAGCGCGTTGGTGCGATCAACGCCGCCATCGAGAACTTCGTGTCTGCGGCCGAGCGCGCGGTGGTCGCGGGACAGCTTTTCGGCGAGGAAGGCTCCATCGCCATGTCGCGCATCGACACGGCGACGCTGCGCTAGGCCACGGAGGATGTGCTTGCCTTCGGTATGGTGGTTTCTAAACAGGATGCCGACCAGATCGAGAGGACGAACGACGCGATCTCGCGCCTCGGGCTGATCTGGCGCGGGCTCTCGAACCAGTTGGCTGTCGCTGCGGCCCCGGCACTCGAAGCTGTCGCCAACGCCATGGTCGCCATCGCCAGTCGTATCGGGCCGCTCGGCATCGCCATTCGCGGTCTCTTAGACAATATCGGCCGCTTGACCACCTATGCCGTGACCTTCGCGACCTTCCTCGCGGGCCGCTGGGTCGCCGGGCTGGCCGCCGCCACGCTGTCGGTCCGCGGGTTCGCCACCGCGCTCGTCGTGCTGCGCGGGGCGCTGATCCGTACCGGCATCGGCGCGCTGATCGTCTGCGTGGGCGAGCTGATCTATCAGCTGTCGCGGGTCGTCGCACGCGTGGGCGGGGTCGGCGAAGCCTTCCGGCTGCTTTCAGATCTCGCCTCCGAGGTCTGGTCGCGGGTAGGGCTCGCGCTCGACGCCGCGCTGGCCCGCATGGCGGCCGGATGGGAGGGTCTGAAAGCCGCCGCGCTGTCGGCGCTCGACGGCACCGTCGCGGGGCTCAATGGTTTCGGCGACCGCACCGTGGCGATCTTCCAAGGGGCCTACGGCGCGGTGGCGATCTGGGGCGGCCTGCCAGGCGCCATTGGCGATTTCGCCTACCAGGCCGCAAACGGGCTGATCGGTGGCGTCGAGGCGATGCTGAACGGCGTCGTCACCCGCATCAACAGCTTCATCGAGACCCTGAACGCCGCGCTGGCCCTGGCCCTGTTGCCGGAATGGGCTACCGGCGAAGGCGGCGTGCGGATCGGCACGCTTGACGCGGTGGACCTGAGCCGGATCGACAACGCATTCGAGGGCGCGGCGACGGCGGCCGGCACCGCGGCGGCCGATGCGTTTTCGGCGGCGCTTGACCGGACCTACATTGCTCCGCCCGATCTGGGGCTCGGTGCCATGGCCGATGACGCGCGCGCCCGAGCCAATGCCTACGCGGAAGCTGCGGGCATGCTGACTGATGCAGCGACCCGACCGCTTGCTGCCTGGCAGGCGCTGAAGGATGCCGTCACCGGCTCCGGCACGGAGGCCGAGACCGCGCTGACAGACGCCGCGACATCCGCCGATGCACTGGCGACCGGGCTCGACGACACCGCAGCCGCAGCCAATGGCGCCGGTGGCGCCGCCCGCGATGCGGGAACCGCCGCTGGTGAAGGGGCGGAGCGTGCCCTGACCGGCTGGGCGGCGGTGACAGCGGCGCTCTCGGACTATGCCAGCCGGGCCCGGGAGATCGGCGGCGATATCGGCCAGAGCCTTGTCAGCGCCTTCCAGTCGGCCGAGGACGCGGTAGGACAGTTCTTGAAGACAGGAAAGCTGAACTTCCGCGATCTGGTGACCTCGCTGCTCGCAGACCTCGCCAAGCTCGCAGCGCGGCGGTTCATCCTCGGCCCCATCGCCAACGCTCTCTCGGGCGCACTCGGCGGCGCGGGCGGGATCTTCGCCAACATCCTGCACGCGGGCGGCATGGTCGGATAGACCGGGCCTTCGCGCATGGTCCCGGCCATGGCCTTCGCCGCCGCACCCCGGATGCATGCGGGCAGAGCTGTCGGCCTTCGCCACGACGAGGTGCCTGCGATCCTTCAACGCGGCGAGCGTGTGCTGTCGCGGCGCGAAGCGCAGAGCTACGGCTCGGACGGCGGGATCAACGTCACCATCATGGCCCGCGACGCCGAGAGTTTCCGACAATCCCGCACGCAGGTCGCTGCGGACATCGCCCGCGCGGTCTCGCTGGGGCGGAGAGGCATGTGATGGCGTTCCATGAGGTTCGGTTCCCGGACAACATCAGCCGGGGCGCGCGGGGCGGGCCCGAACGGCGCGCCCAGATCGTCGAGCTGGCTTCGGGTGACGAGGAGCGCAACGCCAGCTGGGCCAACTCGCGCCGCCGCTACGATGTCGCCTACGGCATTCGCCGCGCCGACGATCTGGCGGCGGTGGTCGCCTTCTTCGAGGCTAGGAGCGGTCGCCTCCATGGCTTCCGGTTCAAGGATTGGGGCGACCACAAATCCTGCCTGCCCTCGGGCACGCCAGCGCCGACCGACCAGGCAATCGGCACCGGCGACGGTGCGACGAAGACATTCCAACTGGTGAAGCGCTACGCCTCGGGCAGCCAGTCGTGGGTGCGAATCATCACCAAGCCGGTCGCGGGCTCGGTCACCATCGCCTTGAATGGCGCGCCCCAGGCGTCCGGCTGGTCCGTCGATACCACGACCGGCGTCATCACCTTCACCACCGCGCCGAGCGCTGGCGTCGCGATCACCGCAGGTTTCGAGTTCGATGTCCCGGTCCGCTTCGACACGGATGCCCTCGACGTGACATCACGACCTCGGGCGGCTGGGTTCCATCACCTCCATCCCGCTTCTGGAGATCCGACGATGAATGACGAAACCGGGTTTCTGGCGGCGGCGCTGAAGGAACTGCGCGCCTCCACCACCGTAATCGGGGCGCGCTCGGGGGGGGCGACCAACGCGCTGACCACGAAAATGCGGCTGCGCGACGCGCTGCGCCACATCCTGCTCGGCGGTCTGATCGCGGCCGGGATGGGCAGCCTCTCGATGGCGATCATCACCCGTTGGCTCGGCCTGCCGCCCGAGGTAATCTCGGCCGGGGGCGCGGCCGGATCGGCCGCCTATCTGGTCGGCGTCTTTGGTCCCGCCTTCATCGAGGTGCTGCTCGCCCGTCTGCGCCATGCCGGGAAAGGCGACGGCGATGCATGACCTTCCCCGCCTCGCGCGCTTCCTGCGCTGCGACCCGTCCTATCCCGGCCAGGCCTTCCGCCACCGGCTGGTCGTCGCCATCGCCATCGCCGCGCTGATCCTGATCCTCTCGCTTCTGGGTGACTTCCATGCAGATGACTGACCGGGGGCTGCTGACCCTCGTCCGGCACGAAGGCATCGTGCCCGGACCCTATCTCGACGTCAAAAACGTCTGGACCTTCGGCATTGGCCATACGGCCGCAGCCGGTCTGCTCGATCCCGCCAAAATGCCGCGCGGCATGCCTGCCGACATCGACACCGGGATCCGCGAGGCGTTCCGGATCTTTCGGTCCGACCTCGTGCGTTACGAGGCCGCCGTCCTGCGCGCCGTGAAGGTGCCGCTCGAGCCACATGAGTTCGATGCGCTGGTCTCGTTCATTACAACACCGGCGGCATCGCCAAGGCGGCGCTCACCCGGCACCTGAACGCGGGCGACCGGGCTGCAGCGGCAGCGGCCTTTATGGGCTGGCTCAAGCCCGCCGCGATCCGCCCGCGCCGCGAGGCCGAACGCGACCTCTTCGCAACGGGCCGCTATCCAACTGGCACCATCCCGGTCTGGTCGGTGGATCGCAACGGCCGAGTCGATTTTTCGAGACCGATCCGGCGCCTGGCCGAGGACGAAGCGCTGGCACTACTGCGCACCGCAAGCGTGCCGGTACCGAGACCATCCGTGCCTGCTGCCACACCCGAACCGGCAATCGGATGGCTCGCCCGATTCACCGCCTTCTTCTCCACCCTGATCCGAAGGGCCTAACCCATGCGTTACATCCGTCCGACCTCGCTCACCTGGTGGGCGGGATGCCTCGCCATACTCACCGGCATTGCCTCGCTCACGCTGCCTGCCGCCGGGTCGCTCGGGGAACTCTCCCGCTTCGTCGCGCTGCTCGCAAATTCGGGCGACGCATCGTCCGTGGGGCTGATGTTCCTCGGGCTCGGCCTCATCGGCCTGCGGGACCGGATCGAGCGCGGGTTCCGCGGCAACGAATGATCACCGAAGGCGATGTTTCACCTTCAGAAAACTGATCAGCTTCTCCGGGCGGTTTGCGAAGGGCGAAACTTCCTCGAGCACGGGCAGTCCCAGTTCTTGCCTCGCCGACGTGAGATTGCCGAGGGCGCCCCGATCGACGCGGGATCTCGGTCCGGCAGTCCGCGTCTGCACTGATCTACGATTTCGGACCGCCTGATCCGAAGCCCCCGCGGCTTTCGGTCCACCGCATCCTGATAAGCGGCGTCCGTTATCGCATATTCGTTTTCCTTCCAAGACTGTCCCATTCCGACCTCCAAGCTGGTTATGGGGTCAGGTTACCGCCTCAACTAATAGTTGTCGTCCAACGCTTTGCGTGGCCTGCGCGCCGATCTCGACGACCGCATGACAGGAACTTGCCGATGAAATCCCTCCCGCCCGCGCTACAGGCCAATCTCGACGAGGGCACGACGACGCTCGCCTGGTGCTGGCGGATCGCCCGGGCCGATGGTGTCACTTTAGGCTTCACCGACCACGACCGCACGCTGAGTTTCGACGGCACCGACTTCGAACCCGAGAGCGGGCTGACGGCGTTCGAGGTTCGCTCGGGCTCGGACCTCTCGGTCGATGCGCAGGATGCCGAGGGCGTGCTGACCTCGGACCGGATCACCGAGACCGACATTGTCGACGGCCGCTGGGACAATGCGGAGGTCGAGGTCTGGCGGGTGAACTGGGCCGACACCGCGCAGCGCGTTCTGATGCGGCGCGGGGCCATCGGACAGATCAGGCGCGGGCGGCTGGCCTTCGTGGCCGAGGTCCGCTCGCTCGCCCATGTCCTCGGGCAGACGGTCGGGCGAACGTTCCAGGCGGGTTGCGACGCCGCGCTTGGCGATAACCGCTGCGGGGTCGATCTGGAGGACCCCGCCTTCAAGGGCGCGATGGTCGATCTGCTGCGCTACCGTGCGTTCACTGCATCGGGGCTCGGCGGGTTCACGCCCGGGTGGTTCACCTTCGGCACGCTGGAATGTACTTCAGGCGCGAACGCGGGACGGCGCACCGAGGTGCTGGGCCATGACGTCACGGATGGCGTGGCGGTCCTGACCCTGCTCGAAGCGCCGGTGCGCGGGATCGCCGAAGGCGATGGCTTCACCATCCGTGCGGGCTGCGACAAGCGGATCGAGACTTGTGGTGCGAAGTTCGCTAACATCGCCAACTTCCGGGGCTTCCCGCATATCCCCGGCCAGGACGCCGTGCTGCGCTATGCCACCAAGGACGGTGGCCACGACTGAGGCGTGCTGTGAAAGCCGCCGATCCGGATCGGGTGATCGCGGCGGCGCGGTCTTGGCTCGGCACGCCGTATCATGACCAGGCAAGCCTCAAGGGCGTCGGCTGTGACTGCCTCGGGCTCGCCCGGGGCGTCTGGCGCGAGGTCGTCGGTCCCGAGCCGTTTCCGATCCCGCCCTACAGCCCGGACTGGGGCGAAATCGGCCCGCGCGAGGTGCTGGCCGAAGGTGCGCGCAGCATGATGTCCGAGATCGCTCCGGCCAATGCCGGTCCCGGTGCGCTGGTCCTCTTTCGCAGGGATAGCCGCGCCATCGCCAAACATGTCGGGATCCTGACCGGGCCCGACACTTTCCTCCACGCCTACGAGCGGCTCGGTGTGATCGAGAAGCCGCTGACCCAAGCCTGGCGGCGGCGCATCGCCTTCGCCTTCCTGTTTCCCCAACGCTGAGACCCTGACATGGCCACCCTCATTCTCGGCGCTGCCGGTGCTGCCATCGGCGGTTCGATCGGCGGTGCGATCCTCGGCGTCAGCGCCGCGACCATCGGCGGCTTCATCGGCTCCACAATCGGCTCGCTCGTCGACAGCTGAACCGTGTCCTCGCTGACGCCGACACAGCGGATCGAAGGCGCGCGGCTCGACGGCTTGCGCATCACGTCCTCGACCGAGGGAGCGGTGATCCCGCGGCTCTACGGCCGCATGCGCATCGGCGGCAACATCATCTGGGCCACCGATTTTCGCGAAGAGACGAAGACCACCACGCAGGGGGGGCGGCAAGGGCGGCGGGGCGGCAAGGTCAAGACCACCGAATATCTCTACTATGCCTCGTTCGCGGTGGCGCTCTGCGAGGGGCCGATCACCGGCATCGAGCGCATCTGGGCCGATGGCATGCCGATGGACCTCTCCGGCGTCACCTGGCGCTGGTATCCGGGCGACGAGGCGCAGATGGCGGACCCGTTCATTGTGGCGAGGATGGGCGCAGAGAACACGCCCGCCTATCGCGGCACGGCCTATGTGGTCTTCGAGGAGTTGGCGCTCTCGACCTACGGCAACCGGCTGCCGCAGCTCTCCTTCGAGGTGTTCCGGCCGGTCGCCGACCCCGACACTGCCGAGGGGCTGACCCGGGCCGTCACGATGATCCCAGCCTCGGGCGAGTTCACCTATGCCACCGGAGGAATCCGCAAGTCCTCAAGCGGCGCGACGCAAGCCGAGAACCTGAACGCGCTGCCCGACATCTCCGACATGGTGGTCGCGCTCGACCGCCTGCAAGCCATGGCGCCGGCCGTCGAGAGCGTCAGCCTCGTCGTCGCCTGGTTCGGGGACGACCTTAGCGCGGGTTCCTGCAAGCTGCGCCCCGGTGTCGAGGTCACGGCGAAATCCACCATGCCAGTCGGCTGGTCGGTCAATGGAGTCGACCGCGCGAATGCCTTCCTGGTCAGTCGCGATGATCAGGATCGCCCCGTCTACGGCGGCACGCCCGCCGATTTATCCGTGGTACAGGCGATCCGGAGATGAAGGCGCGCGGGCTGCGCGTGACCTTCTATCCGTTCATCCTGATGGACGTCCCGCCCGGCAACACGCTGCCGAACCCGTATTCCGGCAACGCCATCGAGACGGGCCAGCCCACATTCCCGTGGCGCGGCCGGATCACCTGTTCACCCGCGGGGGGCTATGCCGGGAGCGTGGACAAGGCGGCCACCGCCGCCAGCCAGGTGGCGGCGTTCTTCGGCAGCGCCAGTCCCTCCGACTTCGCGATCTCGGGCGACACCGTCTCCTGGACCGGCCCTTCCGGCGACTGGGGTCTGCGCCGTATGATGCTGCATTACGCCCATCTCTGCACGGTGGCGGGCGGGGTCGCTGCTTTCCTGATCGGCTCGGAAATGCGCGGTCTGACCATCATCCGCTCGGGTGCCAGCACCTATCCCGCCGTCACCGCGTTCAAGGCGCTCGCCGCCGATGTACGTGCCATTCTCGGAGCGGGCACGGACATCGGCTACGCGGCCGACTGGTCGGAGTATTTCGGCACCACCCAGGCGACGGAAGCGGCGACGTCTATTTCCACCTCGACCCGCTCTGGTCGGACGCCAACATTGATTTCGTCGGTCTCGACAATTACATGCCGCTGTCGGACTGGCGGGACGGGTTCGGGCACGCGGACGCGGCCGAGGGTTGGCCCGCGATCTACGACCGGGCCTATCTGCAGGCGAACATCGCGGGCCGCGAAGGCTTCGACTGGTTCTATGCATCGGCGGCGGATCGGTCGGCCCAAGTGCGCACTCCGATCACCGATGGCGCCGCCGGCAAGCCGTGGGTCTTCCGCTACAAGGACCTGCGCAGCTGGTGGTCGAACGAGCACTACAATCGCCCGGGCGGGGTGGAGAGAGGCACGCCGACGGCTTGGGTGCCGCAATCGAAGCCCATCCGCTTCACCGAATTCGGCTGTCCTGCCATCGACCGGGGCACCAACCAGCCCAATGTCTTCTTCGACCCGAAATCGTCGGAGAGCTTCACGCCCTATTTCTCGCGGGGCTGGCGCGACGATACCATCCAGCGCGCCTATCTTGAGGCGACCTATCTCCTCTGGGGTGAGGCCGCGAACAACCCGCTGTCCTCGGTCTACGGCGGCCGGATGGTCGACGTGCCGAAATGCGTCGCATGGACTTGGGACGCGCGGCCGTACCCGTTCTTCCCCGAACTGACCGATGTCTGGACCAATGGGCCGAACTGGCGGTTCGGCTACTGGCTGACCGGGCGGCTTGGAGCGGTGTCGCTGGCGGCTCTCGTGCGGCACATCTGCCTGCGCGCCGGGCTGCCGGAGGATCGGATCGACGGCACCGGCCTCTGGGGCGCGGTCGAGGGCTATGCCATAGGCGCGCTGGAAAGTCCGCGTTCTTCGATCACCACGCTGTCGCGGCATTTCGGCTTCGATGCCGTCGAGACCGAGGGCGTGATCCGGTTTATCATGCGTGGCCGGGCCTCGGTCGCCAGACCATCTCGTCGCCGCGCGCGAAGGCGACGTCCTTGAACTGACCCGCGGCCAGGAGACGGAGTTGCGCCAGGCCCTGAAGTGGCAGGTGGCACGCGCCGATGAGGACTATGAAGCGGCTCAGGTCGAGGCTCGGCGCATCACCGTCGACACCACGCGAATTGCGTCCGAGAGCTTTCCCATGGCCGTACCGCCCGAGGAAGCGGAACGCCGTTGCCGCCGCGCGCTGATGGAGGCCTGGACCGGCCGGGAAAGCGTGGTGTTTCGCCTGCCGCCCTCGCGGCTGGCACTCGACCCGGCCGATGTCGTGTCGTTCACCCATGACGGCCGGTCCATCCCGCTTCGGCTCGTCTCGATTGCCGATGCCGACGCGCGCGCGGTATCGAGGCCGTCCGCCAGGATCAGGAGGCCTACGACCTGCCGCAGCTGACCGAAGATCAGCCCGCGCATCACCCCTATGCCGCTGCGCATGCCGTGCCTTGGCCCGGTGAGATCGCGGTCTATCGCAACCCTTCGACGGATGGTTTCGAGCTGCTGACAGCTTTGGAATGCGGGCTCGGATCGGGATGCTTGTCTCGGACTTCTACGCCGGGCCGACATCGCGCTTCGACCTCGGCAATGCGCTGGTGGTCGATCTGCTGACCGGCACGCTGGAAAGCGTCACCGATCCAACCCTGTTCGGCGGCGCCAACGCGCTGGCCATCGAGAGCGCGCCAGGTGTCTGGGAGATCGTGCAGGCGGGCGCGGCCGAACTGATCGCCCCCAGCCAGTAGCGTCTGACCCGACTCCTGCGCGGCCAGCGCGGGACAGAGGGCGCCGTGGGCAACCCTGCGCCCGCAGGCGCGCGGGTGGTGATACTGGATGACAGTCTCGCATCGCTGCCGATCGCGGAGGCCGATCTTGGCATCCCCTGGAACTGGCGCATCGGCCCGGCAAGCCGCCCGGTCAATGACGAGACCTATGTCGCGCAGGCCTTCAAACCAGCAGGCGTAGGGCTGCGGCCGTTCTCCGTCGCCCATGTCGAGCAGCCATGGCGCAGATCGCGCGCGCCGGGCGATTTGACGATCCGCTGGACGCGCCGGTCCCGCGCGCTCGCGGCCGACAGCTGGAGCGGGCTGGAGGTGCCTCTGGCCGAAGAACTGGAAGCCTATGAGGTCGAAATCCTCGACGGCGCGACCGTGAAGCGGGTGCTGAGCGCGGCCACCACGAGCGTGATCTACACCGCCGCCGCCCAGACCGCCGATTGGGGCGCGCTGCTCGGTCCCGGCGACACGCTCGACATCCGCATCTACCAGCTCTCCGCCCTCGTCGGGCGGGGCGCGCCGAAAACTGTCACGCTCACGTTCTGAAGGCCATCCCATGTCCGATGCCACGACCCATCTGCTGCTGCCCTACATCCTTGCGGCGCAGGCCCAAAAGCATGTCACCCACAACGAGGCGCTGCGGATCCTCGACGGGCTCGTCCAGCTCTCCGTCCTAGATCGGGGCCTGACCGCGCCGCCCGCGAGCCCCGCCGACGGCGACCGCTATCTCGTCGCTTCCGGCGCAACCGGCGACTGGGCGGGGTGGGATCTGAACGTCGCCCTCTGGACCGACAGCGCCTGGCTGCGTCTGCCGCCCCGGACCGGCTGGCGGACATGGGTCGAGGACGAGGCTCTGCTGCTCGTCTGGACCGGCGCTGCCTGGGACGTGGTGGGCGAACCGAGCGACATCTCGGACGCCGTCTTCAGCCTGATCAACGATGCAGATCCCACGAAGAAGGCGGTCTTCTCGCTCGCCAGTATCAGCACCGGCACGACCCGCAGCTATACGCTGCCGAACACCTCGTCGGAACTGGCGATCTTGGCGGGCACCCAGACCTTCACCGGCAACAAGACCTTCTCGGGCACGCTGACGGCCTCCGGACCGTCACGGTCTCGGCCGACGGCCAACATCGGCACGGCGACGGGCACCGCGACCTACGGGCTCGGCACCGGCAGCGCGTCGGGCTCGAACACGGTCGTAAACATCGGCTCGGCAATCTCGGGTGCGAACGGCACGACGGTGGTCAACACGCCGACCATGACCTTCGCCAATGCCGTCACACAGGTCGGTATGCCCCGGGCGAACCTGACCGCCCAGATTCTGGGCCTCGGCGGGGCGACGACCGACGGCTACAACCTGCTCTCGGTCAATACGCCGGCGGTGCTGCTGAATAACGCGGGCGCCGGGATCGAGGCGACCGTCAACAAGGCCGCGCCTGCCAACGATGCGAGCTTCGCCTTCAAGACCAATTGGTCGGCGCGTGCGCTGATCGGCCTTCTTGGCAGCGACGATTTCAGCTTCAAGGTCAGCCCGGACGGCTCGGCCTTCTACGAGGTGATCCGGATCGACCGCACCAGCGGCCGGGTCGAGATGCCCGAACCCGTGGTGCTTCCGGCGCTCGATGCCGTTCCCGCGCCGCCGCCCACCGGCAAGCTGGCAGTCTATGCCCGTGACCGCGCCGGGGCCGGATGGCTCGACGTCCAGCGTCCCTCGGGGCGGTTCTTCCCGCTGCAGCCGCATTTCGGGGTGAACCGCATCGCGACCTGGGCGCCGTCCACTGGTACGACCGTCAACACAAACGGGATGCCGCGCACGGCCGTCGGAACGGTTTCCACGCCGACGCTCGCCACCACGAACCTATCGACCTCGATGCGCCGCTGGCGCGTGACCAGTGCCGCCACCGCTGATGCGGCGGCCGAGGAGCGCTCGGCCAGGTGGGTCTGCTGGCGCGGCAATGCGGACAGACTGGGCGGCTTCACCTATGTGAACCGGCTTTCGCTGGTGGCGCTGCAGGCGACCGGTATGGGGTTCTTCGGCCTCTACGGATCGACGGCGGCGCTGGCCACGACCCTGACGTTGTCGGCCGTGGTGAACTGCATCGGCATCGGTTTCCAGCGCGGCACCCACACGAACTGGCAACTGGTCCAGAACGATGCTTCCGGCGCGCCGGCGCTCACCAATCTCGGGGCGAGTTTCCCGGTCGCGAGCACGACGAACGTCCTGACCCTCACGCTCCTCGCCGCCCCGAACAGCAGCGAGATCGGCGTCAGGGTCGTCGAGGAGGTCAGCGGGGCGGTAGTCGAGGTCATGCTCGACACCGACATCCCCGCCGCGACGCAACTCCTGAGCCCGCGTAACTTCATGAACAACGGCGCGACAGCTGAGGCGGTCGCCTATGATTGCTCTGGGGTGTATGTTGAGACAGATTATTGATCAGCCGACCTGCTCTTGACCTTACGCGGCTCAAACAGCAGGCGGGGCTTCAGACGCCTTGACGTCGAATACCTTCGTCCGGTGCCACTCCAAGAAGACCCGATGCTTGTCGGTCAGATCGACTGTCCGATCAAAATAAAGTCGCGCACGCGCTTGCTCGCTGAGGTTCTCCGAAAAGACCGGGATGCCGTCATCGCCGAAGGTAACCAGGCCGCCATCGAATACAGCATCCCAAAGAGCCGACAGAAGCAGGCCGTTATGGACATCCAGACGCTCTGCATCGTTTTCACAGTCGCGCCATGGCTTGATGTGAGAGGCACGGAGAAGCGGCTTGTCGACAATCCCGGTCAGAGGGCATCGCCCCCGCCAGTATTTGATCAGACGCTCACGAAAGATGTTCTGGCCGACGCGCTGGACCACAAGGCGTTCCGCCTCCGTCGTCTTCGGCAAGTTCTTTGTGCGGTGAAGAAACTCCTGAAGTGGTGCGTCGGGAAGGCTTGCGGCAAGCTCGTAAACTCTTGGCATCACGCCATAAAGCTGTGGCAGAGAAGCAAACCGGAAACGTGCGAGGCCTGGTCCTGCGGCATCGGACGCCTCAATCCCGATCTCTGCAATGACCCCGGTATGATCCAAGGCGAGGAGCCACGGACCGGAAGTGTCCCGAGCGAGCCAGATCGACCCCTGCGCGGTCGTCGAACTGTACCGCTGCCAGCCATCGATTTCCCCATGGGAGCGCCGGAAGCCGTTCTGGTAGGTGACCTTCTCGCATTCCTGGCGGGTAACGAAGGATTGGGGCGTTTCGATCATGGTCATGCGTATTTCCCGCTTGCTCTCTTACCCGGCCAGTTGATCAAGCTGCTCAAGAAGGCGAGAAAACCTGCGAAGTTGCTCGAAATCGCCGTCTTCGATCACATCGGGGTGGAAATGCATGATTTCGTTTCGAAGCTTACGAACCCCATCCAGCTCTTTACAGAAGGTTTTCCGGCAGGCGACGAACCCGAGCTGAGCCCAGTTTTCCTCCTTCTCGAAAATCCTCTGATATTCACCAAAGGTCAGCTGGGACGCTTTCGTGACTGCGGCCTTGCGATCCGGATCATTGTCATCACAGGCCGCACGCAGGGTATCGACGTCGAACACATCCTGAATAAGCCTCCGGATCTGGTTTTCGATCCTACCCAACAAAAGAAACGGCTCCGACAAACCTTGGAACTGTTCACTGAGGTCGGTAGCCGTCACGATCCCCGTGATTTTTCGGTCTGCAGCCGCTCGGACGAAAACATAGTCCCTCTGAATGATGGTCTTCGTGACCTCAAAGAGAGAGTCCGCGTCAGAGACCTCTGTCGCCTGCTCCATGGCATCACTGACATTGGTCAACGCGTTACGTTGGCTGAGCCTGCTTCCGATGGATTTCCAGCTGATCGCACCCTTCAGATCACGCGGGCCGGTCATGACGGCGAGTTGTGAAAAGTCATAGGCCAGCATCAGCGTGACGGCCCGTTCGATCGGATCCTGCGGATTGACCGAAATCACCTCGCGGTTCGCAGCCTCGAGGATGCGCACGAGGTAGGTCATGTCTGCGACATCTGCTGGTTTGGCCGCCTCCACCGCCTCGGCGCCCGGCTGGGCAGCAACAACAGGAACGGCCTCAAGTGCAGGTGCTTGCGCCTCTCGCTTCTTGAAGATCACGGGTGCATCGATCCATGTCGTCGTGAAATGAGGATCGGTCCGTAGCCCCGCGGCTTCCAGTTCTGCTTCGATGCGCTCGACAACCCCTCCACGCCTGCGACGCGCGCCAAACCAGCGAAGCAACTCTCTTACGCTGCGCGAAGGTTCCCGCCCCGCCGCCACGTCGGCCTTCACCTCTTCGAACTCGGCAGCGACGGCCTCATTCTCGGGGTTCAGCGCTCCTTCCAGAACGGGCTCTTCTACAACAATCAGTTCATCTTGCATCGCCTACATCCCCATCGCCGTGAATTCGCCGTTCGCCTCCATCCGGTCCCAGGCTTCGAGGACGAGGCGGCGGGTGCGGTATTCGCCATGTTGGCGGATTTCCTTTTCCTTGAGGACGCGGAAGGTTTCCGAGGGGTAGTCGGGGCCCTTCACGTCGGCGGGGTCGAGGATGTAGCGCAGTTCGTCGCGGGTCAGGCCGTAGGCGCGGGCGTAGAAGGCGTCGAGATCGGCGCGCAACAGCGCGCGGCGGTCCTCGTCCCAGGCGAAGGGCGGGCCGTCATGGCCCAGATCGCGGGCAAAGGGGGCGAGGCTGTGCGAGGTGTAGGTGAGTTCCAGCACCCTCGGGGTAATGAAGGCGAGGCGGGGTTCGGTGTAGAAGTCGGGTGAGAAAGCAGGAAACTGTTTAACGTAAAAATAGTTAAGGTTTATGCCTCCAGCCTTCTGGCGCGCAACATAATCGAACGGCAGGCTGCTCAAATTAGCAATAAGACAGTGCTCTTTGCCTTCGGCGCGTTTTTCTAATGGCAACAGTAGCGGCATACTGTTTCCAACACCCCATTTAGGGAAGATATTGCAAATGAATGTTCGTTGGTTTGTTGGCGCGGTCACATTCTTGAATCCGAACAGCCAACGTCTATTCCAACTGACCTGTCTTAAACGATCAACAACCTCTTTCTGTGCCACCCAGTAGAAAGGTTCAGGCTCAAAGCTCGTATCCAAATGTTCTTCTTCCGTGGTCTCAGGGAGTACCCTGTTCCCACGCTCATCACCGCGTGCCCCATAACCCGAGGCGCGATGGTCGTAGAAATCGCCCATCTTCGCCTCATAGAGTGGTGCAAAGCGTGTTTCCCCCTTTATCCAGTCAGTTTCATCTCGGTTGAAACCTTCAGCCTTTAATTGTGAAGCTGTTTGAAACAAATGAGAGTCGTTCGACATATCAAACAGTCGCGCGAAACTCACCCCCCAAGGGTTCCCGATGCTGCTTGCGTTGTCTTCGATCAAGACCGGGACATTCCGGTATATTTTTGCCGTCAGTTCGGCGTCGGCCCGTGAGCGGAACACCGGCGCAGTTTTGGTATTGGGATTGATTGCCGCAATCTCTTCGGTGCGCATTCCGACGCATCCGGTCGGCTGTTCCGACAACATCCGGTCAGTCATTCCGGGGCATCCGGTCAGCTGAGGATCGTTGCCGCTAGGCATGTTTTTTGATGTCAGGCTCGGCGAGCTTCGTCA